AAGTTTTCTTATCAGTTTCATAAGTTGTTTTTAGATTCTCTACATCTTCTTTTGTCATACCTCCTTCAAACTTTTTAATAGTTTCATTAGCTGTATTAAGTTGTGTTTCAATATTTGCATAATCTTCTTGAGTAACTGTAGTCTCTTTTATTTTCTTTTCTATAGATTTTTGAAGAGAAACTACATCAATTTTGTTATTTTCTATTTTTATTCCTTCTAGCAATTCTTTTAACCAATCCATCTTTTAAATATCTCCTTTCATTTTTTACACAATAAAAAAAGTCTTTAAAGACTTTTGTCTAGTGATTTATTTAATTCTTCTCCTACTCTCTTTAGAATTTCATCAGAAACTTTATCTATATTAGCATCATTTTCTTCTTTTAATTTATTGCAAAGAATACCTACATTAAGATTAGCAATACAATTAATAAAGATTTGTACTACACAAACTACAGCTATAACTTGAGTTAATATATACATTAAAATTACCTACTTTTTTAAACTTTTACATAATAAAAGCACCTACTAATTTATTGTTCAGTAAGTGCTTCTAACATTGATAACTCATTTCTTTTTTCAAATCGTTATTTTTAGCAGCTTTTATAAGTTTAGAAATAGCTTTTAACGTTGCTGATTTACTTATATGTTCATCTTTTGACTCTTTTATTATTTCATAATTATAAAAATCATCTAAATATATTTTTATTCTTCCATCAAGCTTATTTTCTTCATATCCATAACTATATATAACATATTCATTATTCTTTTCTAATAAGTTCATTAAGACAATCATCTTCTTCAAACTCTCCTTTCTGTTTAATTAATTCTTTATACCAATCATGCTTTTTCTCAGTCATTCTATGGGCTTCTAAGTTACTTATATTATACTTTTTCTCAAATATACTTTCAAGGTATTCATGTTTTAATAAGAGAATATCAATATCTTCATATGTACCATTTATAAGTCTTTGCCAAGCAACTGACATACTATAGTCAGAATCCAACATACGTCTAGTTCCATCTCTCATTATATGAGTATTGTAGAAAATATGATTTTTAATTTGACCTATACTTTTTTCTGACCAATTTGTATTCTTTGATATTTTGGAAATATCATCTTTTCTATTTCTAATATTATCGTAATATAATTCTGCTTCTTCTTCTCTTCTTATATTCCACTCGATATCACCTTTAGTATATTTTGCACCAGTTTGTTTACTATTATTTTTAACATACTTCTCACACCACTCATTATACTTCATACTAGATGGTACATAATATGTTTTTCCATCTTCTCCTCTTGCTGCTCTATAGCCTTCTTCATCACTAAAAAAAGGAGCTGTTGTTGTCCTACAACGACAATGAAATGGTGGAGCTGTTATTCCAACTTGATAATCTTTCCTATCAAATACTTTTCTATCTAACTCTCTGCATATATTTGAAGTTCTTAAATCTAATGTGGCAATAATCTCATATTTCTCTACATCTAAATCATTAAAACAATCTTTTCTACTTGCTGATGCAAAGAAAGCTGATTCAGTCATTATTAAATTCTTAGCTTGTGATTTAGATACATTAAACCTCTTAGCAAAGTCATTTACTAGGTTCTTTGGATTTTCACCTCTAATAATTGATTGAGTTAGCTTAGTATGTAATGCATTTACTAAAGCAAGTCTATGCTTACCCCAAATTCTTTCACTAAAGTTTAATCCATCTGTTGCCCATGGTTTAGAGATAATTTTATTTATTCTATTAGTATCAAGACTCATTAAACTCCAACCAACGTTTACTCCTTGTTGAACATTAAAAGCTGTATGATAGTATCCACTTGTATAAATATCTCTCATTAGTTTATCAATACCATCAAGTTCATTTCCATATAAAACTTCTACTTGTTGCTGTATTTGTAACTTTAAAGCTTCAAGCCTTGTTATATGAACTCTTGCACTAGCATTTTCTAACTCTTTCATCCACTTTTGATTTATAGCATTTTCTTTACCATATTTAATATATTCTTCTACACTCCATTTAAACTCTTCTAGTTCTCTTGTATTTAGTAGTTTCTTAGCTTCTAATAAAGATATTCCTTCATTTTTGGCAAATCTGTTGTACCATGCTAACATATCTTTTTCTATACTATTCATAGCTAGTTTATATTGCTTTTCTAATTCAAGATAATATTTTACACTTTTGTTATTTTGAGCTTCTTCTAATTGTTCAAATCTCTTCCTCCAATAATCTTTATGTTTCATCTATAACACCATCTTGATTATTAGTAGGAATTAAATCATCATACTCCTTTTGAGCTTCTTCCTGTTTTTTAACTCTCTCGAGTTCATCATTAACATCTTCAACCCAAGGATGATTACTGACAATAGTTTCATCTGATACAATTCCAGTTGATTTAGCTGCCATATCTATCTTTTCAGCTTCATTTATTATCATAGAGTGATTAAAAGTAATCTGAACTGATTTATAATCATAGCTCTTACTACCACTTATCTTTAAATACTCACACACAAACCATAAAAGCTCTCTAATTGCTTTTTTAAACTTCTTTTCAGTCTTAGAGCATTTTAAATCAAGTAGTGAATATAAAAATTTAAGTGCTACACCTGATTTATCACCTGTATTTTGAGATTCTGGATTAACTCCTTGACCAAAGATAATTATATTCTTTTCCAATCTATCAAGAAGCTCCTTTTTAGCTTCAACTGGTATATTTATCTCTAGTTTATCAACTCCACCTCCATCATCTACTTTAACCGATTTATAGTATCTTATATTATCTATAAACTCTTGTAGACTTGTACCTGGATATTCTTTTAATACATAAATAAACTCTTGTATCTCGTCTAAGTTATCTGCTAGTGTAGAAATATTATTGTCATATATATCTATCAATGATTTATAGAAAGTTAAATCCGATACACATTTTTCATTATTTTTAAAAGGTATAAACGGTACTTTGCCCCATCCTTGCTCTTTATTATTTACTTTAAAATGTCCTTCTTGTATCTCTGTTAATTTTCCATATTCATTATACAAAAGTTCTTGGACAAAACTATTTCCTCTTTCAATAAAGTAAGTTACGTCATTTTCTGTATAATACTCAACTCTTTTTATCTTATTTCCATCTATATCCTCAATATAATAAAACCTAATAAATGCAACTAATTCCTTCTGCCTCTTATTGTCCCAAATAGGAATTGCTTCTTCAGCTGGTATTATCACATATTTAAACTCTCCTTTTCTATTAATATATGGATGTAACCATTCTATGCCCTTATTGCTTGCATTAAGATAGAGTTCTGTTATTGTATCGTCAAATTCTTCTCCTAGTAAATCATTTAAAAGCTTAGTAAAGTCATTATCATCTGCATTAAATACTATTGGATTCCCAACACTATAGCCCACCTTTTGGTCAACCAAAAGCTTATGATAGTTGTTAACTGCTTTATTATTAACCTTAGTGAAATCTTCAACCTTAGAACCATCTAAAAGATAGTATCTTCTCTTATTGTTTACATCAGTATTACCATAATAGTATTCTTCTCCTTGTTTATATTTCTCTGGTCTATGCTTTAAGATGTAGTGTTCTATGACTTTTACTAGCTTAAAGGTGCTCTCTTTTTTTAACTGAACTTTTATTAAATCTGTTTCACTTATATAAATATTTAACACCTCCTTTACTTTAAGAAGCTTATTCCATTATTTTTAAGCTTATTATCTATAGAATATCTAAGAGCAGCCATTGCATCATCCATAAACTCAACTGGTTCATCAAGATATAATCCAGTTCTTTCATCTTGTTTCCATTTCCATTGTTGTATTTCTTTTATGGTATTAGTGCAACTAGGATGTACATGTATTCTTAATTGTTTCAAATAATCTATTTGAGCTTTAACACTTCCTGGTCCTTTTTTAACTCCTTTAGCTTTATATCCTGCACTCTTCCACATCTTAATTCTATCTGGTTCAGCACTATCACAGTACATAAATAGATTCTTTTCTAAACCTCTACTATTTGCAATCTTTATGATTTCTGAGGTATCCATTTCATGTACATATATTTCGTTACATATATATAACTCTCCATCCTTAAAGCCAATTCTAAGTACTACATTTGCATGGTTAAATCCAAAGTCTTGTGATAACCTCATATTGTCAAAATACTCAAATTCTGTAGGAAATTCATGTATAACATAATTTTTAAGTATTGCTCCACCAGTTTCTCCCCATTCTCCAAGACCATAGACTTTGTACCCTTCTGGGTCTTGCTCTTTTCTCATTTGCATTCTTCTGTAGTAAGCTTCATCTATGAATCTATTTTGTAGATAAGTACTATGATGAGTAAATATATCATCATTTTTATAGTCAAAATACTTTCTTTTTAGCCAATGAGTAGCTGAGACTGGATTAAATGTAAATGTCATTTGATAGTACAGGTTAGGGTTAGTTAAAATACCTCTCAAACGGTCATCTAGTATGTCTATATCACTTTCCATAAGTTCTGTAGCTTCTTCACACCAAACCCATGTTAATTTTCCTTTCGAGAAGTTAATTGATTTTAATTTTTCTCTTTGTTTTGCATCATTAACTCCTCTGAAAATTATAGAGTTACCAGTAACTTTACTCTTAATTTCTAAAGGATTTAAAGTAGTTTTCCAATACTTATCAGCTTGTTTACCATAAATACGATTTATAGCTCCTGTAAGCTCTGCATACGTTGAATACTTATGTGTAGCTTCTGACTTTCTAACTACTAATAGATTAGCTCCTTGATACTTCTTATCTCCTAACTTTAGTATATAGTCTTGTGCTACATTAACAGATTTTCCGCTCCCTGCTGAACCTTTCATTGCTCTGTATCTTTTTTTAGTAAAATTGGCTTCCTTGAAATCTGGATTAAAATTTACTCTAACTATCATTTCTATCACCATAATCTACACTTATTTTCAACTCATCATCTCCAATATCATCTTTACTTAGGTTATCAACTTCACATTTCAACTTCTCAACTCTTGTTTTCTGCTCCTCTGTAGCCAAATTCCAATCCTTATGAATCATTTCATCATACTGTTTAATTAAACTTCTTAATTCACTCATAGCTCTACTCTGTGCATTAAGAAAAGATGCTTGCCTATCCCATGCAAATTGAAATTCATACTCTATCTTCTCACCATTTTCTGTGCTTTCATATTTCTTTAATTCTTTAACCATTTCTTCCTTGCCTTTAACATACATTATCTTCTGTGCTCTTATTATTGCTGCATATTGAATTGTTATCTGTTCCCAAAGAATATCAAATTTATCTTTTATGGATATTTCTTGTATCAATTCCCTAGTTTCTTCGGGTAGATATTTTGAAAAGAAACCAAACTTTTCAGCATTCTTATTTCCAGGAGGACCAGTGGCATTTTTATTACCTATGGGTGCACCCCTTTTATTTTTAGGTGCACTCTTCTTTTTCTCACTAGCCCAATTGTATCTTTTTATCCATGACTTTAAAGTGTTTAAACTAATGTCATACTTTGCTGATATTTCCTTTTGTTTCATACCTTTTAGGTAATCTTGTTTTACTTTTTCTTTCACATCTTGCACACCACCACCTCGTTTGTTTGTCGTTTTGGGAATAAAAAAAAGAACTCTGGTTAGAGTTCTAATTTATTATCATTATACGATGCCTTTTTTATGAGTCTATTATAAGGTGATTATACTAAATCAGAGTTATTTTTTATTATTAAGTTCTTTTTTATTATTAAGTTTTTCTTTTAAATTTATATTTTCTATTTTCTTAATAGAATGTTCCTTTGTTTCATCAACCTCTGGTGTTACTTTTATTATTACAATTAGCATATACCCGATTCTTATAATTCCAGACAAAAACATAATTAATAAAGCTAGTACAATTGTAATATCGAATTTAAAAACAATTTCATTTTTTAATATACACATTATATATATTAAGTATACTAATAAAATAATTCCTAATATTATAGGTGTTATAAAATAATTTATAAATTTATTCCACAATTTATTTTTACATAAAATTTTAACTGTTTTAGTATTGATTATAGCTACCAAAATTGTAAGCGCAGTTATTAATATCCCTATCAAAGTAACTGTAATGGTAGTTAATGAAGATAAAAGTACATCTATTTTAATTATATTCAATACATTTGGGAAGATTTTAATACACATAATTATTGTAATTATCCCAGGTAGAATTACACTATATTTTTCAAACATTTTATCTAATATGTTACCACTTTTTTTACCATTAGCTTTCAACATTTCATTCAACTCCAACTATACATTTAAAGTACCATTCAACTTCCTTTCTAGATAGCATTCCAATAATCTATCATATACATCTTGGTGACTTAAAGGATTTTGCCCATCAATATTATCAAATTCTACAATATCTTTAATTCTATTTGATAATAAATCAAATTCCTCAACTTTGGTATCCGGAGATTCTTTTAATTTCACTTTTAAGGAACTAGTTCCTCTAAACTCTCCAATATCATCAACAATAGAATTTATTAACCCTGAACTTAATGTACTATTTCTTCTTCCTTGACCAATAGAAACATCTATATTTATGTTAGAACCCTCAATATTTTTTAAATTTTTTAATATAGGTATTATATATGATTCGTTACTATCAAGTTCTTCTAATTCATTTGCATGAATTCCTATAGAGATTTTTCTATATAATTTACCTTGCAAATAACCTCTAACATCTAAATTATTTACAATTGGTTTTAATATAAGATTATGCTGAGGTAAACTTATTTCATTTAAATAGTTTTGAACACCTTTTGGTGTTAAGCTATTTCTATTTCTATGCAATACTAAAATGTGTTCCTCTGCATCATATAATGCTGAGGTAAACTCCCCTATATATCTACCTTCTTCTAACTTTATTATATCATATTCACCATCTTCATTTGCTATTCCAGGTACATAATTTTCTCTCAATCTCAAAAACTGAATTTCCCATATATTATTATTCTCGTCAAAATTTATATTTTGTATTCTTGCTCTTTCTGACATACACTCTATTGTTGTATCTACTGTATTTAAAATGCTTAACTCATTAAAAAGATTATTTATATCCACCTCTTCATCTATTGTGTTTTGATCTTCTATTCTTCTTTCATAAATTCTGTAATAATCAAACTGAACATTTTTTTTCCCCATTATGATTTATCCCCCTTAAAGTTTTAAATATTAATAAAATTCAACTTCAAAGGTCAATATCCTTCAAAAACTATTCGACAACTACAAAATAATAAAATTTTCACTAAAAAAAGAACTCTGGTTATTGAGTTCTTTAATACGCTTTTATTGGTATACTAAATTCTTTTGTTTCCATGTTATCAGCTGATAATACTACTTCTATATAATCCTCTTTTTTAAGCATAACACAATTTTTAAAATTAAATTGCTCTATTCTAAAATTTATTCCTTTATGAATTGTAGTATTATCTTTTGGATGCCATCTAAGCTCACTATTTATTTGTTCAAAGTTATTATTTTCTTCAATATCTACTTCCATGTTAATAAATTTCAAACTTAATATAGGACTTTTTGCAACAATCTTACTTTTGTTTTCTATTACAAAATCAACTAAGTTGTTACTACGAATTTCAGCATAAACATTAGATTTATCATCTATCTTATTTAAATCAAGTTTAATATATCCATTGCCATTTTCATAATAATCACCAGCCATATTATTCTCATTATTTCTTCTATATTTTAATATCAATTTAGCTTGTTTATTAGATTCCATAAAAGCTATAATTGATATAATCAAGGCTGCTATTGATGCAAATGATGCAATTACAGAAATTGTATTTATATAGTTACCAAGAAATTCATTAAACTGATTGAGCATATCTTTTTCTCCTTAAAAACATTACTTTATCTTATTTTAGTTGTATAATATTTTTTACATTTATTTTTAATTTATTACACAAACTTCTTACATAAAAAAAGACCATCTATAAAGATGATTCTCTAGACTAAGTATCTATGTTTTTGCTTGTACTCTGTAACAACATCATTTCATGCTTCTTGCTCTCTTATTCCTTTTTCTCTAGCAATTCTTTGTGCTATCTTTCTAACTAATTCAGCACTTTTTAATATTCCTATACTAACCACTTCCTTATCCCTATTCTACATTATACCATATAATAAAGAATAAAGCTAATTCCTATTAAGTTTTGTTACTCTGTTTCACAAGTTCAAAACCTTAACCCCATAATATACTTATCATTATCTTTTTAATTTATTGCATAAAAAAGACCATCTATAAAGATAGTCTAAATCTTATGTATTTTTATTTCTAATCTTTACACCAATTCCTGTCAGTCTCACCCTTTATATAAGTTCTAACTATTTCACCACAATCTAAGCATAAGTCAGAATATGTTTTAGATACCTTAGTGGAAAATCTTGTATTGTATTCTAAACCAGTTCTATATGTAACGAATCCTGATTCACTAACTGTAGAAATACCTTGTTCTATATTTTCGCTACCACAATTAGGACATTTCATATTTATACTCCTTAATAATTACTTTCTTTCATATTACCATAATATATAAAAGTAATCTTTTAATTTTATTTCTTCATTACACTAGTTATCCAATATCCAATACAATAAGACATAGAATAATATGATAAATACAATGCCATTTCAGTGCTATCAAATTTTAGATACATCATGATAACAACTGAACCTAAAAGTGATATTAAAGCTGGAATTTTCCAATTTATTTGTTTTTAGCACATATTATACCATTAACTAAAAATGAAACTGGTATATACAATACTACACCTGAAATAAGGATTCCTTTTATATCCATCTCACTTAATCCTAAACTATTAGTTATTGTATTTTCAAATGATAGAAGAAATATTATAATCATTGTTAATAATGGTAGCAATACTCCTAAGATATTTTTCTTCATAGTTATCACCCCTAATTCATTTAGTACATTTTACCACAAACTTAACCTAGAAAATATAAAAGACCTAGAAATTAATCTAAGCCTTTTTAATGGGGGATACATATTATTAAGGGAGCAAGTTCTAGGAATCGAACCTAGATTAAACCACTACTTGCATGGTGAGTGAGGTTACCAAGCCCCACTCGATTTAGACACCTGAATTAAGATACAAAACTGTATGAAGTTTAGTCTCAATTCAACTGTTACATATAGTGTATTAATAAGTTTGAACATAGTAAGAATTGAACTTACAGCATCCTCATGCCCTGCCTAGTCTGTTCATATAAGCTAGAGCAATCCCTTAACTCTAGCCTAATATATATTTAATTTTGAGAGAGAAATATTCATTTCCACAATACTATTATCTCACATTTTAAATTGTAAAATCGGCAGAAAAACGGCAATAAAAAGACCTAGAATTTAATCTAGGTCTTTCTTTTTAATTCTAATTTCATTGTTTTCAAAATAAACTTCAACTTCTCTTTCTTCTTGTGTGATATTCATTTCCTTAATCCATGTGGCTGGTAGACTTATTTTAGGACTTAGTGAACCAGAGCCACTTTTTGATAAGAGTATTTTCAATATTCTTTTCTCCATTTCTTTCTCTCCCTCTAGGAAAATAAATATTTTATAGCAAATACTAATAATGCTATTGCACCAATTAATTTAACTATACCAAAACTTAATTTCCCTAACTCTGTAATTAATTCCTTGTATTTTCCCATTGTATTTTGAGTGGTCATGTATTATTATTTAATTAGAAGGGAAGGTGCTGACTCCCCTTCTAAAGTCTTATAGGCTATCTAATACCATTTTTATAACGGCTATTAGTGTACCTATTTCAAGAGCAAGTTCGGTAAGGGCTTTGACAACTTTGCCGAACTCTTTTATTTTTTTGACCACTTCTTTCACCTCCTTTCTATATTTATATTATATCACGTCGTACCGACGTAATCAATACCTTTTTCCTTTTTTTAGAAAAAAAAATAGACAGCTATTAACTGCCTATAAATCTAACATTTTAAATAATGGTTCTTGCTCTATTAGTGCCTTTTTACCAAATAAAGCTATTGATATTGAACTAATAGCTTGATTAGCTCTTTCCCTTAATTGCCTTTCTTCTAAATATACTTTATCAACTATTAAACTCCATTCTAAGCCTTCAATATACCTATACCTTATAATTTGTTTATGTATAGGTTTTAAATTGCTTATGGATACATCTATTGTATATTTTAGTGCTTCCATTTCATATAATTCTATCTGTTTTTCTATTATCTTTTCTTCAAGATTAATTAACTCATTTTCAACTTGATTACTTATTGAATTAGTCTTACTTATGGGAATGCTGTCATAGCTTAAACCTTGCATAAAATCACCTAAATGAAACTCTTTAAGATTTTTTATTTGAAGTTTTAGACTTTCAATATTAATATGTAATTGTTTGTAGTTCTCAAGGTGCTTTTTAGTTGCCATAAAAAACTCCTTTTTAACTTTACTTGCCATAACATCACCCCTATTTATTTAAGCTACCTTTTTCTTATTTTCTTTTCTCTTTTTCTTAAGTTCACTATATTCTATCCAACCATCTACTCCATATTTTTTACTTTTAGCAATCCATATCAATTTTTTGTCTTGATATTTATAGTCAAAAAGCTTTTTTCTAAGTTCACCTTGTTGTGTGCTGTACCCTTTCACATCTATATAAACGACTTCACCATTCCATTTGTATATGGCAAAATCAACTGTATATGTAATAGCTCTATAGCTCTTCCCATCTTTTTTAAATTTAGGTTGTAGTTCAAACTTTTGTTGAAGTCCAAAGTCTTTTATTTCTCTATTTTCCTTTTTTTCTTTTAAATATAAATAATACTCTGACTCATCTTTACTATCAAATTTAATTCCATCTATTACAATTTTCTTATTATTGTATTTACTCAATCAAATACTCCCTTTATCACTTAAAAATTACTCATACTTATTAATATCATCTATAAATTCATAAACCTCATGTACACTATATCCAAACTTTTTAAACCCTTTTACATATCTTCTTATGGAACTTGATATACTTCTACCTACTATACAATTCTCATATCCTTGCAATAAGTTTTCTTTTTCCTCTTGTTTCACCATTTGAGAAACTGCTTTTTGAAACTTATTCATTGCTATTCCCCCATAGTTTTATTGTTTAAAATTAATTTTGCTGTTCTCTATTGCTTTTATTAGCCATTCTCTCACATCTTTTACAACAGTAAATTTTTTTAGACTGTTTTGGGATGTAAAATAATTTACCACACCAATTGCAAATTATTCTTTTATTCATAAAACCACTTCTTTCTCATTTTTCAGGATATTTGTTATTACAATTTTCACACTCTTTCAGATTCAATCTATACTCATAAACCCTACCAGCTATAAAACTTACTGCTACAAGTATCATGATAGCTAACCGCTTCAATAATAATTTATATATAAAGAACTAGTTAATATTTGATAAAATATGTGCTATCACATCTATTGTCCAACCATCACCTATGACATTTTGTGCTTGTCTTATACTCAAACCTTTTGTATATCCAACTGGTAGCGTCTGCGCTAACTCTAATTCTCTAGTTGTTAAGTATCTGCAGAAAGACCCAAATTCTACTAAACCTGAATTACTAAACCTATCTTGTTTTAATGTTACGCAGTTTATTTTGTCTTCATATGTTACATTCTTACAATTTCCATTTAAACCATTACCCCACATTTTTTCTCTACTTGGAGTTTTTTTAACTTCAAACTCTTTGCAATAATCAAAACTAGTATCTTTATAATCTTGAAAACTAATTTTTAAATCTTTAGGTTGTTGAACATTTAAAATATTTGTCCAATATAATCTGTCTCTATTTTGATAACTAACTAAATTACTATTTATCTTGATTGGTTCAACTCCTAATAATTGGCTTATCATATTTTCATCTTTTTTGGGCATCACTACGTTTTCTAAAAGAAAATATTCTGGATTCAATTGTTTTAGAATTCTTATATATTCCCAAAACAAATTACTTTTATCTCCAGTTAATCCATCCTGTATTTTATTAGCTATTAATCTTCCTTTACTTAAATTTTGGCATGGGCTTCCGCCAATAAGAATATCTACTTTAGGGATTTTACTTACATTTAGCTCTCTTACATCTCCAAGTTGTATTGTTTTTGGGTAATTATTCATTGCTACTTTAATCGCAATCTCTTTTATTTCACTTGCAAAATAATTTTCTACTTTTATTCTAGCCCTCTCAAAAGCAACTTGACCACAACTAATTCCATCGAATAGACTTAATACATTCATATTTGCACCTTTTTATTGTCACAATTTTCACACTCTTTTAGGTTCAATCTATACTCATAAACTCTACCAGCTATAAAACTTCCTATTACTAATATCACACTAGCTAAGATATTCACTTTTAATCATCTCCTCATATTCTTCTCTAGCCTTATCTATAGCAATAAATATATC